AAGCGCGAGGATAAAAAAATAGACATAACCAAACTTAAAAATGTTTGGGAAGAAAAAAGTACAAAACAGGGAAAATCGGATGGGTAAAGTTATATATGCAGATTTTTCGCAAAAGAAAAATGGCGATATGTGGGAGCTGCACCAGCCAATTAATGAAACCGATTACATGATGGCAATTCGCTGTCCAGATGAAAACTACCACGAGCTAATAGCGCGTCGGGTAGAAAAACTAAATCACATGGGTGTGTCTTATAAGATCTTTTTGGATGGTGAGTTAGTTCACCATGAAGAGCATCTGAATCTATAGCCCGCCGCCAATTCCTGGGCTGCTTATTCTCCTGGTATAGCTTGGTCTATAATCCTTATGGTGTTGTCCGGACATAATTGTTTGACCAGTTTGTTTGTCTATAAGGGTATAAAACTTCCCAGAAGGATCGTCTATTTGTTGCACAGGCAAACTTTCCATAACTTGCCTGTTAACGCTTGCTGCTATTCCGGAGGCGTCTGGTCTTTGTATGCTTTGCCCAAACCCATAACTGTCTAGGCCGCCTCCAGGACCAATTGGTCCGGCGGTTTCAAGATACTGTTGTCGCGCAAACTGTTGCATTGGACTCATTTGACTAAACCCAGTCGCGCCAGATCTTTGGCCTTGTCTACCTCTTCCCCCACCGCCAAATAAACCTAGCCCAAGAATACCTCTTTGCCTGGGTTGTTGTTGACCACCACGCCCACCAAACATACCTCGTATACCGCCCATCATTAAGTTTCTGGGATTCATTCTTTCCCTAAAACTCATTGCTTTATTTACTGGGCGTGCTGCGCGATTGAAAAAATTGCCTATGCCCCTGGCAAATGGTAATGATTGCATACCCTGGCCTAGCATTTGAAACCCTCGGCCAGCAAAATTTCTTGCTCCAGGCAAACTGCCTATGCCGGTACGATTAGCAAACATATTGCCAAACATTTGGGCAGAAGGCCCAACATAATCTCGTCGGTAAGGTGTCGGGTTTTGAAATCTTTGAGCAAATCCACCCCTGTTATATTGTTCGGGCATATCAGATCTGTTCATAGGAACCCTGGAGGGTTAGCGGTTTGTTGTATTACGGTTGATGTTATTCACCAGGCCGCTAAACATCTGGTCGTTTCTTTCTTTAAGTTCCGGTTTAACTACCGGTTTTAGCTGGGACAAATCCTTCGTAGAGGTTTTGTGGTAGCCAGCCTTCTTTACGGGCTTTATCAAGCTCATTTGTGGCCTCCTTCAATAATTCATTATAGTCGTATTCTGGTAATCCTGACAAGTCGTTGCCAGCATCGAATGCTTCACCTGGTCCCCTGGAGTTATCAATAACTCGTATATCAACATTAGGATTGCCTTCATAATGTTTAGCCAGGTCTTTAATTGTTTCAATAGATCTAACGTGGGTCCCGACATGAATGTCAACAGGCACGGTGCGTCCCATGCGTTTTGCTCTTTGTACAGCACCACCACCAAACTCACCTCCACCGGTCAAAGCTTCGATTGGATCTCTGTATACATAAGCAACTGTTACATCTTTGCCAGCGTCCAGGGCTTCATCAATCTTTTTCATTGAGCTTGGGAATCCCGCAAGATTCGTGTCGTAAACAATTTGTGATTTCACAGTTTTTTCTAGCAGCACATCTTCCAGGGCCGTAGATTTACCAGCACCAGTTCCGCCACCTGTAAATAACACCTCGTTAAATTTACCAGGAGCTGCTGGCTCTGAAAGTAACTTAGCGTAATAAGCTTTGGTAAATGCCGAAGCTGGTTCGTGAACCGCTGCACTTAATGTTCTGTCGGCTACATAGTCTGGGCTTAGCTCTCTGGCCAGGTCCGTATTGATGATGCGTCCACCATCTGAGTCGGGTAAGTTCCTGTATTGATCGATCGCGCCGTCTAGATCTGCATTCAGCTGTTGTGTAAACCTGGTTTCTATTTCTGCCATTTCTTTTGGCAGCTTTGTATCTGGTGATACCTTCAATGGAGTTGCGCCCCTGGGCAATGCTCCTATGCCCTGGTCAATGTCTTTACCCATACGGCCCGCTGTCAGCAAGGTTTTCGCGATTTTTGGGGCCTTTAGGACCGCTGCGGCCCCAGCTCCAATCACGGGTATGGCATAAGCAGCATCCCCAACTATTCCTAGACTTTGGAGTCCCGCGTCAAAATATCTGCCCTCACCTAAATTTTCGGCCAGGGACGGCATCGACTCGCCAGCAAATGCGTCTTGTAACTCGGCCTCACTGGTAGGAAAGCTCGCCATCGCGCCGGCAGCATCTGTGACTCCCGCGCCTGGTGCAAACTGGGCACCCAGGTAAGCGGCTTGCGCTGGTGTCGGTTTCAATTGTTCCATGGCTGCTTGTTGAGCTTCAATCATCATCATGTCGCGCTCAAGTTTTGCCTGGGCTTGCTGGGCAAAAAAGTCTTTGATTCGCTCTAGGTAACCATCGTCCTGGATCTCAGCCATTAGCCTCTACCGTATAAACCAGAGTTTTGGTTCTTGATAACAGCACCGCCGTTGGCTGCAAATGTTTTTACGTTTGTTGGCTTACCACCAACACCCTGTTTCTTTGATCTTTTGCGGGTAACCGCAGATTTGACTTGTGATTTGCTCATGCTGGACGCTTTGGCTGCCGGCACGCACTTTGGATATTTTCTTTTGGCGTCGGCTTTTTGTTTTGACCGGCCACACTTTTTGAACCCGCCACCCTTCTTGGGGGATCCTATATCAACCCAGTCTTGTTTGAACCATTTAGTGAGTCCGCCCTGAGTCTTAGCCACGAGGTACTCTGGTCTTTTTACGCTTGCTTTCCATCATAGCACCACAGCCTCTGCCCTGGACCATTACGGTTCCGCCGTTCTCATAAAAGCCCATTTTGTTCCTCACCCTGGTCGGCAGCTTACCTAGTCCCTTGTTGCCCGCGGGCACGGGTTTTAGATTTTTTTTCATTTCGCCTCCCTCGGCCTTGTAGGTACCACCCATTTTCTTGTATTCCTTCACCATATACGCATTGGCGTATGCAGAAGGGTATACATCAAATTTGGCCTTGGCTTTCGATTTAGCCTTTGAATAAAGCGATGGATTTTTTACATTACTAGGAATCCCGCCTTTCTTCATTTTGATCGCGTCCAGGGTCTTTGCCTGTGCAGCATGAAGACCGCTGGCTTTTTTCAATGCCTTGGATACTTTTTTAATTGTTTTCTTTGTCTTTTTTTGAATAGCCATAGATATATTATTAAACGGTTGAGGTAAATTTGCAACGATAGAGGTCCCAGTTACGTTTCATAACCTCAAACCACTGGTCCATAGAAATTACACAATTCAAATATGGGTCTACCTCCCATTCCGGATTTATAGCGTACATCGGTAGACAAACTTGTATAGGTTTTCGGTTGTACCGAAAAATCAAAACCGGTATTTTTTCACCAGCGGCCTCAATGGTCTGCTTCAACCATTCGGGTTTGTAGGCCCATCCCTCTTTGTAGTGTTTGCATTCGACCGCGTGAAATGGAATGTCGATGTCGGTGAGGTTAGCGGTTTGATATTGGTCCAGGTTGCGCTTGCAGCTGAAATCGATCCCTTCTGTTTCAAAGAAGTTATTGATCTCTTTTACGACGGCCCTTTCAAATGTTGCGCCTTTTGTGCGACTCAATGCTGACATGGTTATCAAGTATACCATCTAACCGGCGCGAAAGTAGGTGCTGTAATTTCGGTACAGAATTTTGGTGATTCTATGTGGTAAACCTAGTTTAAACCTACGCGCAAGCCGGCCGGCACCTGACCTGGGGGGTCGGGTCAAAAATCAAAGGCAAAATCTCCGAAAAAACCAGATCCAAGGGACCCCTATCGTAAGCCCTTGATTTGTAAGGGTTTGCGGACACCAGGGTACAGTGTACTTGGTGCGCAGACTTATGCCAGTGACCGGTCTGCACAGACCAGTCCCGCGGCCTTGCATTATTGTGCGCCAGTTTACAGGCAGAAAAGCCTGTAAAATCAATGACTTACGGCATTTTGTGCATTTTTTTGGATTTTTGGGCAGCCAATCGGTCGGCGGGGCCAGGACGTGGTTAAGTTCGTTAGAAATCTTGTTCGGGTTTGCCTTCGACTTCTACACCCAAAAGCTTGGACAATCGCTCCTTAATATCTTCCTTGGTCATAGTCTCCAGGTTGGCATTGATATTAATGTTCTGGGATCTGTTAACCGATAAGCCGGCAAGCTGATTGAGTTCTTTGATGGCCGACACAGCTGCATTGTAATGCCCACTTTCAAATGCAGTCTCCGCTACCTTCCACAACATCGTGCCAGTCTTCGTTGGCGTGATCGCATACTTCTCTGCCAGTTCGTCCTGGCGAATGCGAACCGCCTTGGTGACATTGGGAAAGTTCTTGCCGTTGAGCATCTTGCTGGCTGAGTTAGCTGGGAATTCAAATCCAGCTTTACGAGCTGCTTCAGTTTGACTGCACGCACCTTCGGTGTAGTGCCAAACAAAGCTGGCTTGCATTGCGGTCAGCCCATGCTCGTCATCCTTCTCAAAGGTATCTGGAACCGACACAAGTGTTGGCTTTTCTTTTTTAGGTCTACCCGCCATATAGTTTACGTTTCTTCTTGTACATACTCTTGAACACCAGTTTACCTTCTTCTTCGCTATATAACCTCTCGTTATAATCCGATCGCTCGGCGCAGTTCATATTGTACCACTTGCTGAAGTTATCTTCGTAACTCATGTTGTCATCATATTTAAACTCATATTCCCTCATATCTCCCTCCAAGGGGTAAGTGTACACCTACCCAAGTTAGTATGGTCATTAAGGCCCTATAACGGGTGTTTTTATGTGTTATGTTGCCTATATATATTATTCCCATAATTAATAGCTATACACTACCTATAGTAAGAACCCCAGTAAATACAAGGCTTACAGCCCAGGGTATAGCCAAGTGTTAGGTAACCTAGAATCACCAGGTCGCCACATAAATGTATACAATCTCTTTTATAGCCAGAGCTGACACAACCCAGCATGACCTTAATGCAGTGTCTCATTTCGCTCCTCCGCCACTATCACATCGGTCAGCTCACCTACCACTCGACAGCCCAAGCTTTCACAAATCAGCTCGGCTTGCTCGTGCGTGTCCGCCACAATGTTCGGGCCAGTGTAGTCGGTCCCGTCCCAGGTAAACTCCGTCAAGAAGATCTTCTTATTCATACTCGCCATTCATCTTCTTAAAGTGTACCCGTACAAAATACTTTCGCAACAACGACACGATAGTGAACACCAGCGTCTGAAAGACGGCCGTAGTTATCACTCCAAAGTTCAGCCAGGTTGTAAAGGATAAGACAGCCAGGGCAACCGGAAATGCCATAAAGAAGCCGACGCCTACGTCAGTTAGCGCTTCTTTAGCTGCCGCCTTATCCAATACTTTAGTCATAGTCATCACCCTTAATCATCAAATCATTGGCCAGTGCGCCCATAAAGAACCAAATGCCGATCGGCAATATAGCCATGAGGCCCGCAACACAGCTTACAAACAGCGCCAGGTAACTAAGCAGCTTAAACGTCCAGCTAATCATCCCATCCTTTGTAAGTGCCTGAAGAAACCGTTGTCTCTTCGTCTGGTGTGTCGTAATCAAGGTCATATAGTTTTTTGCCATTGCTTCTCCTGGGTTCAATCCCGTTATCTGCAAGCACACGGCTCGCGTCTTTAAAATCTGGCATCCTCGGATTAGCTATCCCCAGGTCCCGTAGTAGCGCAGTCATCTGCACTGGTTTGGTTGACTTACTATCAAAATTGACGTGCTGCAATATCAGATCCTCTACGCTGGACTGCGTGCGATAGATCTCATTCGATTCATTCAACATCTCACGCTCATCCGGTGTGAGAAACCAATTCTTTTGTCCAGGCACATACAG